TTTGTTCCGGTTTTGTTTTTTGCATACAGATTACATGCCGCGTCATATAAGATACCACCATTCTGCATACGCTGTGTCATAAACATAAACATTACTTTTTTAATTTTACTAGGGTCGCGCAAATAATCCGGTCTCTGCATTACTGTATAATTCGGCTGTGTATCTTCCACGCATCGATTAAAAACTTCCGCCACCTGTCGATAATATGCATCAGTCCCCTTTTTCAATGCCATATAATTTGCATCTACATAGTATTGTGACGCATACC